CAGTTGGGCGTGGCGAGAAGCTGCCAACGTCCAAGGGCGCTGGTTTGACTGCCAAGGGTAGGGCTGTCTACAATGCAGCCACTGGCTCTAACTTGAAGGCTCCTGCGCCTAACCCCAAGACCAAGGCAGACCAAGGCCGCAAGGATTCATTTTGTGCAAGAATGGGTGCAGTAGCGGCGAATGCCAAAGATGGCGAACGTGCTAAAGCAGCCCTTAAACGATGGAAGTGCTAATCATGGCTACAAAGAAAATGAATCCGTTTGGCAAAGGCGAATCCAAAAAAATGGAGGCTGCTGAAAAGAAAATGGCCCCAAGCAAAAAAGCCTATGCCGCTATGGAAAAGAAGATGGAACCTAGCCTCCACAAACCTATGGCAAGGAAGAAATCATGAAGACCTCAAAACCCGGCCTCTACGCCAACATCAACGCCAAACAAGCCCGTATTAAGGCTGGCTCTGGCGAGAAGATGAACAAAGTCGGCAGCAAGGCAGCGCCTAGCAAGCAAGATTTTGTAAATTCGGCCAAGACGGCGAAGAAAAAATAGCCATGCCACTCAAAAAGTCACCTACGCCTGCGGCGTTTAAAGCCAATATTAGGGCCGAGGTCAAGGCAGGCAAGCCTGTCAAACAGGCCGTGGCGATAGCGTATGCGGTCAAAAAGAAGGCGCAAAAATAATGGCTGACTACACCGGCATTAACAAGGTTGGCAAGGTTGCCGATGTTGGTGGGGGCGGCGGCGACGACAAAGAGTACGGCGATATGCTGTCCACCATGCGTTCGCGCATGACGATGGCGATAGATGCCTTTAGCGACTCGCGCAACAATGAACTCGATGACCTGAGGTTTATGGCGGGTAGTCCAGACAACCAGTGGCAGTGGCCTGCTGATGTACTGGCGACTCGCGGGGCCGTCCAAGGGCAGACTATCAACGCCCGTCCCTGCCTGACTATCAACAAGCTGCCACAGCACGTTCGGCAAGTCACCAACGACCAACGGTACAACAAGCCCAGCGGCAAAGTTATACCTGCGGATGACGTTGCTGACCCTGAGATGGCGGAGATATTCAACGGTATTGTGCGGCACATTGAGTACATCAGTGACGCTGACATTGCCTACGCAACCGCCTGCGAGAACCAGGTTACCTATGGCGAAGGCTACATTCGGGTACTAACTGAGTACTGCGATGAGAACAGCTTTGACCAGGAACTCAAGATTGGCCGAATTCGCAACTCATTCTCGGTCTACATGGATCCTGCAATCCAAGACCCATGCGGTGCGGATGCGCGGTGGTGCTTTGTCACTGACGATGTACCGAAAGACGAGTACGAGCGCCTGTACCCAGACGCTGCGCCTATCAGTAGTTTGCAGTCCCTTGGGATTGGCGATCAAGACCTACAGCAATGGCTGCGCGATGAGACTGTCCGGATTGCGGAGTACTTTTATCGGGAGTACAAGGCCGAGACACTCAACCTGTACCCCAACAACATCACGGCGTTTAATAACACGCCTGATGACAAGCAACTTAAGATGCTTTACGGCAAGCCGTTAAAGACTCGGATTTCGCAGCGGGAAAAGGTTTGCTGGGTCAAGACCAACGGTTACGAGGTGCTGGAGAAGCGCGATTGGGCGGGTAAGTACATCCCCATTGTGCGGGTGGTGGGCAATGAGTTTGAGGTCAACGGGCAGATTTATGTCTCGGGTTTGGTGCGGAATGCCAAGGACGCCCAGCGGATGTACAACTATTGGGTGAGCCAGGAAGCTGAGATGCTGGCCCTGGCGCCCAAGGCTCCGTTTATTGGCTACGGTGGGCAGTTCGAGGGGTACGAGACTCAGTGGAAGACAGCCAACACCACCAACTGGCCCTACCTTGAGGTCAACCCAGATGTGACTGATGGCGCTGGCGCTACTCTGCCACTGCCACAACGTGCCCAGCCTCCGATGGCCTCTAGTGGCCTTTTGCAAGCCAAATCGGGGGCATCTGAAGACATTAAAGCCGCAACCGGGCAGTACAACGCTAGTCTGGGCATGGGCGGTAACGAGCGCAGCGGCAAGGCCATCCTAGCCCGTCAGCGCGAGGGTGACGTTGGAACCTATCACTATGTTGACAACTTAGCCCGTGCCATACGCTATGTGACCCGGCAACTGGTGGACATGATCCCCAAAATCTACGATACCCAGCGTATTGCCCGAATCATTGGTGAGGACGGCGATACTGAGATGGCAAAGATTGACCCGTCGCAAGAGATGCCGGTCAAGCGGATCGTCAATCAAGAAGGCATTGAGATTGACAAAATCTACAACCCCAATGTTGGCAAGTACGATGTGGTGGTGACGACCGGCCCCAGCTACAGCACCAGACGCCAAGAGACACGAGAAGAAATGGCCCAACTGCTGCAAGGCAACCCGGCGCTTATGCAGATTGCAGGCGACTTGTTTGTTAAGGCAATGGATTGGCCTGGGGCAGATGAGTTAGCTAAACGGCTGGCTAAGACCATTGACCCCAAACTCTTGAGCGACGATGAAGACCCAGCCCTGCAAGCTGCCAATATGCAGATGCAGGCAATGGGGCAGGAAATGCAGCAGATGCAAGAAATGCTGCAAAACGTCCAAGAGTCAATGGAAGCGCAGACTTTGGAGATCAAGCGGTTTGACTCTGAGGTTAAAGCCTACGATGTAGAAACCAAACGCATGACCGCAATGGCCGCTGCCATGACGCCTGACCAGATACAAGAGATTGTGCTGGGTACTGTGCAAGGCATGATTACCAGCGGTGATCTGATGAGTTCTATGCCAATGGAGCCGCAGGAAATGATGATGCCACCTGAAATAATGCCGCCACCAAACCAAGGTATGTAATATGGCTACCACATCACTATCCCCCACGCCCAAGCTGCAATTCTTTGATGCCAACGGCGCACCTTTGGCCGGTGGGCTGCTGTACACCTACGAAGCTGGCTCGACTACACCATTAGCCACCTACACCGATTCCACTGGCGTCAGCGCTAACACTAACCCCATTGTCTTGGACAGCCGTGGCGAGGCCAATGTGTGGCTAGAAGGTGGCATCTACAAGTTTGCCCTTTACACCAGCGTAGGCGTGTTAATCTGGACGGTAGACAACATTAACGGCAGCACTTTTGCCTCTAATGCTACGGGTGACGGAACAACAACTGCTTTCTCGGTGGTCAATGGTTTTACTGCCATCTACATCAACGGCGTCTACCAAAACCGCAACACTTATACGGTCACTAGCGGCACGGTAACGTTTACCGAAGCACCGCCCGACACATCCATCATTGAAGTTGTTTACAACTAGGAATCGCCATGTTAAAAGTAGCAAATTCAGTCATTAACGCCAGCAGGATTACAGGCACATTACCAGTAGCTAACGGCGGTACAGGCGTTACCACCAGCACAGGCACTGGCAACACGGTACTGTCTGCCTCGCCTACGCTGTCGGGCGACGTTACCCTATCCACTGGCAACCTAGTTATTGGCACATCTGGCAAAGGCATTGACTTTTCTATTACCAGCCATCCTGCTGGCATGACTAGCGAGTTGCTGGCTGACTATGAGGAAGGCACTTGGACACCTAGCGATCAATCTGGTGCTGGATTAACTTTAGGAATTAACGGCGCAACATACACAAAAATTGGGCGATTGGTTACTTGCAACATGGCTATTACTTACCCCGTAACGGCAAGCATTCTTACTGCTATTGTTGGCGGGTTGCCTTTTACATCTGGAAGTTACGGAAGCGCAACCGTTCAAGGCTACATTGCTGCAACTACTGCTGTAATTACTATGCGCGGTATTTATGCTGGGGCTGGCGTAACAACGTTCATCTTCGATAAAAATAACGCAACCGCTGGGGCAACGAACGTAGACTTATCTAGTTCTATTGTTTATGCAACAATAATTTACCAAGTGTAAAAGGACAAGTTATGTCGTTGACAAAAGCCTCATATTCAATGATTACTGGTTCGCCAGTAAATGTGCTTGATTACGGTGCTGATCCTGCAGGGGTTGCAGATAGTACAACGGCTATTCAAGCAGCCATTAATTATGGCGCAGCCAACGGAATTGAAATTCAAATTCCATCAGGAATTTATAGAACAACAGCGCCGCTAACTGTCACAGTAAGCGGAACAAGTATCCGTGGGCTTGGCTCAATTCCTTTGGGTACAGATACTACTGGCAAAGGCCCAATTATCCGATACTATGGCACAGACAAAGCCCTAGATGTTGGTGTTGCGCCTACTGTCAATGGAACAAATATCTATAACACTCGCATCGAAAACATCAGAATTCAGACTGACACTAACACTTTAACCGCTATGCGGGTTTGGCATTCGTATGGTGGGTACTTTAACAACATATCCATTTATGGTCAAAAAGGATTTGCCAATACTGGTTTGCTAGTAAGCTCTGGCATAGATAACATTTACCAGCAAATTGAAATTAGCGGCAATGGCCCTGGAAGCGTAGGCCCAACGGTTGACTATTTAGGAAATGGTTTGGCAGCAGGACTTGGTTACTTAAATGACCCAGCAACAACAACTGTTTTTAGAAATTGCTATTTTCATTATTGCCGCTATGGAGCAAATTTAGATTACCAATTTAATTTTGAAAATTGTATTTTTGAGGCGTGCGATACTGGTGTCGTTACCTCTTCATTCATGATTTCTAATTTTAATGATTGCTATTTTGAAGCCAACAACACGTTAGATTGCGTTTTAGAATCAAGTGCCACGACAGACAGCGCAGTTATATTTGATGGTTGCTCTTTTGCTGGATATGCGAGGCAAACATTTTTCGGGCAAGGGTCTGGCGTTAATAAATTAACGCTTTTAAATTGCCGATTTAGCACAACTAATGTAGCTCCGTTACTTTTTAACACCTCACAGGTTGCTGTAACGTCTACTGGGGTTTTGTTAATTAACGGGTGTTCTTTTCCCGCAGCAATGCTTATTGGCGGGCTGTTGGGAACAAATTTTTACCCTAAAGTTTCGCAAACAGATAAAAATGTAATTTCGTATAGATTTGTTCAAAAAGCAGTTGCCGCTAATACTGCATATAGCCCAATGCCAACTGAGGCTGCAATTTCTGGCGGGTTGTACATAATGCCAACAACAGGAAAAGTTATTGGGGTTAATTCCTATTACACCAACACTATTTCTGCGGGCAATTTTTACTATTCAACAAAAGTGAATGGTTCTGCTCTTGCAGAATTATCATTTCCGACTGTGCCTGTACAAACAGCAAACCAAGTATTTTCTGGAACAGATATTTTAAAATATTCTGTTGCTGCTGGTAGTACGCTTTCAGTTGATCTAAACACTTCTGCTGGCTTTTCTCCAACAGGGTCAGATTTAGTTATTGAAGTGCTAGTGGCACACGGTAAAACTGCAATATAAATTAAAGGAAAAAATTATGGCACTTAAAAAATCACTTGTAATTTTTGGCGTTGGTTTTATTTCTAGTGTTGGCATTGTCGTTAAAACAGGCGAAACCACAATAACCACGCCACCGTTGTACATCAAAGTAGAGTCTGTGGCTGGTGACAAGGCAAACATCAAAGCTGCTGTCACTTTCAAAGACGAAACGACGGGCGAACATTTAATGCGCAAAGACTACAATTTTGCTCCAAGCATGGACAGCGGCAATTTTATTGCTCAGACATATGCTTACCTGAAAACCTTGCCAGAATTCGCTGGCGCAACCGATTGTTAAACCAAAGCCCAAGTGGATTCTTGGGTCATACTAGGAAAGCATCATGTTAGAAAAAGTTATCTCTGTTGATCTGATTGAAGTTGTTGAAAACGGCAATGTGCAAGTTCGCACCAAAACCGCCATCATGGAAGATGGCAAACAGATCAGTGGCAACTTCCACCGCCATGTCGTTGCCCCTGGCGATGACTACAGCAAGCAGGACGCCCGTGTGAAGGCCATCTGTGCTGCAACGCATACGGCGGCTGTGGTTGCGGCTTACAAGGCGGCACAAGCTGCACAAGGAGTTTGAGATGGCTAACGAACAATCCGCATTTTTTCCAAACGGCCCAACCGTTGTAGTGACCGCTAATTCAAGCGCTCCAACAGCCGTGCAGATTCTGCCGACTTTTACGGCAGTCACACCGCCCACCAACCAGTACCGAGTGGTCAACGTGGGGTCGGTAACCGCCTTCTTAGGTGTTGGTGCAACGGCGGCTATTGCGGTTACCAATGCCGCAGCAGTCACCACCACCGGCAACGGCATCCCTATTGTAGCTGGGGCCGTGGAAGTGTTCAACTTCCCGCCGACCTCATTCTTTACCGCAACAGCGGCATCGTCCACGACTCTTTACATCACTCCTGGACAAGGACTATAATGTTTGTACTGGCCCAATGACCAGGGAATCTTAGGATTCAAAAATGTCAGAAGTAGAGCAAGTAGCGGAATTAGCCCCCGCGCCGGAACTGGAAACCACGGCGGTTACTCCAGAACCTGTAGTTGAAACGCCGGAAGTAGCAGCTAAAACATTCTCGCAAGAGGAACTTGACGCCGCTATTGGTAAACGCCTCGCAAGAGAGCAGCGAAAGTGGGAACGAGAGCGACAGCCTGCGCCAGCAGTGGCAGTGGACTTACCTCCGCAAGATCAGTTTGAGTCGGTCGATGCTTACGCAGAAGCCAAGGCTTACAAACTGATTGAGCAGCGGGAACTCCAGAAACAGCAAGCTGAGATTCTTGATGGGTATCACGAACGTGAAGAAACGGCTAGGTCTAAATACAGCGACTTTGAACAAGTTGCCTACAACCCAAACCTGAAGATCACAACCGTGATGGCACAGACGATTCAATCGTCGGACATTGGGCCTGACTTGGTTTATCACCTTGGCTCAAATCCGAAAGAGGCAGATCGTATTTCTCGACTAGCGCCTATTTTGCAGGCTAAAGAGATTGGACGACTTGAGGCTAGGTTAGCCGAAAACCCCGTCCAAAAGCGCACTTCTGGTGCGCCTGAACCGATTTCACCAGTTACCGCCCGAGGGGTGGGTTCTGGGTCTTTTGACACAACTGACCCACGGTCTATTAAGACCATGAGTACCAGCCAGTGGATTGAGGCCGACAGAGCGCGGCAGATGAAAGCGTTGCAGGCGAAAAAGTTTTAATTTATTTTCTAAGGAAAAATCGTGGCTAACAGTATTCTTACCATTGACATGATTACTCGGAAGGCTCTTGAGATTCTTGAGAACAACCTGGTAATCACCCGCAACGTAAACCGACAGTACGATGACAGCTTTGCTGTTAGTGGTGCAAAAATCGGCTCTACCCTGCGTATCCGCCTGCCTGATCGCGCTCTGGTGACTGACGGTGCAGCCCTGCAAGTGCAGGACGATGCCGAGCAAAGCACCACGCTGACGGTTTCTACCCAAAAGCACATTGGTGTGAACTTCACCACCGCTGAGTTAACTTTGTCGTTGGACGACTTTGCAGAGCGGGTTCTCAAGCCCCGTATCTCTCAGTTGGCCTCCAGCATTGACGCTGACGTTGCTAATGCCTACAAAGCCATTTTCAACACGGTTGGCACTCCTGGAACTTCTCCCGCTACCGCTTTGGTTCTGTTGCAAGCGCAGCAAAAACTCAACGAATCGGCTGCTGGTATGGCTCCTCGCTACGCTACCGTCAACCCTGCTGCAAACGCTGGCTTGGTCAACGGCCTGTCTGGTTTCTTTAATCCCACCGACACCATCAGCAAGCAGTTTAAGAACGGCATGATGGGTACTGGCGTGTTGGGCTTTGACGAAATCAACATGAGCCAATCCATCAAGGTTCACACCACTGGCTCCCGTGCCGGTACGATTTTGGTTAACGGTGCTGTCAGCACCCAAGGCCAATCGACCATTAGCATCGACGGCCTTACTGGTGCAACTGACACAGTGACTGTTGGTGATGTGTTTACGATTGCAAACGTGTTTGCAGTTAACCCACAGACCCGTGAGTCAACTGGTTCGCTACAGCAATTTGTTGTGACTGCCGCACAAACTGGTGTTAGCAATGCTTTGGCAAACATGGCAATCAGCCCACCAATCTACACCAGCACAAGCGCCTTGGCTACCGTTAACAGCTTCCCCGCTGATAACGCTGCCGTGACCTTTGTTGGTACAGCATCTACTGCCTATCCGCAAAACATGATCTACCACAAGGACGCAATCGCATTTGCTACGGCAGATTTGGTCTTGCCAACCGGGGTAGATATGGCTGCTCGTGCGGTGCATAACGGTATTAGTTTGCGTATCATTCGTGATTACGACATCAACAACGACCGTATGCCTTGCCGTATTGACGTACTCTACGGTTTCAGCACTATTCGTCCCCAGATGGCTTGCCGTCTGTGGGGTTGATTTAACTCATTTGAAAGGAAATTATCATGGCTCTTCCTAATGGTGCAGGCGGTCAACAACTTGGTGACGGCAACCTACTTGAAGCAGTAATGGGGGTTCAAACCATCCCAGCTACTTTGACCGGCGACACAACTTTGACTGCGGATCAAGTGGCAGTTGGTTTGGTTGTTTGCAAAAAAGCCTCGGATGCTACGTTGACTGTGACACTGCCTACCGCAGCGTTGCTTGACGCAGCTATCACAAGCGCAAAAGTTGGTTCGTCTTTCGATCTAACTATTTGCAACGACAACAACAGCGGTGCTTCTTCTACTGTTCCGGTCACAACCGGCACAGGTATCACGGTCTTTGGTTCGGTAACTGTGGGCCGTCATGGCGCGCACACCTACCGTTTCGTAAAAACTGGCGATGCTGCTTACTCGGCCTTTTTGAAGTAAGCTAGATGGCAGTCATTTACTTACGTCACCCCGTGCATGGGACAAAAGTTGCGTGTATGGAAGCAGAAGCCGTTTATGATGAAAAGAACGGCTGGGTGAGGTTTGATGTAGATGCGGTAGACGAGCCTGTCACGGTGAACGAAATGAAACGTCCCCGTGGCAGGCCACCCCGAGTTGAGGTTGTTGACGTAGGAGCATAGGTATGACCACATCTGCTGGCGACCAGATAAACGGGGCGTTGCGCCTGATTGGGATGTTGGCAGAGGCTGAAACGCCTTCAGCCGCTACGTCTGCTGACGCACTGTCGGCAATGAATCAGATGATCGACTCATGGAACACTGAGCGTTTGTCGGTGTTCACAACGCAAGACCAAGTGTTCACTTGGCCTGTAAATCAAGCTACACGCACGTTAGGCCCAACAGGTAACTTTGTCGGCAACCGGCCTGTCTTGGTTGACGATGCTACTTACTATAAAGATACCTCAAACGGTACTTCGTATGGCATTAAAATAATCAACGAGCAGCAGTACAACGGCATTGCTGTCAAGAACACGACCAGCACCTACCCGCAAGTGCTGTATGTCAACATGGGCTACCCCGACATTACGATGACGGTATACCCTGTGCCAACTTCACCGCTGGAATGGCACATCATATCGGTGGAAGAATTGATGCAGCCAGCAGTGCTTGCGACTACGCTGTCGTTCCCACCAGGCTACCTACGGGCCTTCAGGTTCAACCTAGCCTGTGAGATTGCCGCTGAGTTTGGCGTCGAGCCAAGCCCCCAAGTCTCGCGCATTGCCATGACCTCCAAGCGCAACATCAAGCGCATCAAC